ACCATCCTCTCTAGCATCTAAACGAAGCACACCCAACTGCCAAAACACTCCAAGATCATCAGATGCAATCTTGACCGCTAACTGTCTGGCTCGTGCCCGAACAAAGATCTGATTTGTGTATTGACTAACTGAAGTCTGTATTACCCGCTGGGTATCAGATGGGTCATTGGTGAAATTAGACCCAGGCCAGTTCCTTGGACGGACAGTTATATCAATCTCTGGAGTCTGTGCTGTGGATGTTGTGAAGTTGATGTCAGGAATCATCCGCCGGGTAAGCATAAACTTCTCTCCGTCCCCGATATCAAAGTCCGAGGATTGGATGTATGCAGCCATAGGAGTTTCATCATCGTTTAAACCATTCTCATGCTCGTACAGGAAAGAAAGATCGGTGTTAGGGTTATAAGCCGATGCTAATGGTTTTCCTGAAGATGCTTTATCTAGCCATGCAGTACGGTTTATTGTTCCATAGTACCAAATTTGATCTAGATAATTGTATATGACATAACGATCAACTACTGAAGATGTAGAACTACAGTAAAACCACCATACCTCGTTATAACTTTCGTTAGTTCCAGAAATAATCTGTTCAGCCTGTGCAAGGTTTATATCTTTAAAGATATATTCCCGAATGGTGCAAGGAAGAACTTGTACCCGACCATCATAGATATAAAACTTGTCCGTCCCCATCCAGAACACCACGTTATTTACTGACACGGGCGCACGAGGGCAAATAATAGAAATACTATCTGACAGTTCTTGTAAGCCAAATACTTCGGTTGTTCCCAAAAACTGTAATGAATAAACGTGTGTGTCAGTAAGAACCACTACTTCTTGTCTGGTAGGTATAGCCCGAATGATCCGTGAACCACGAGATACACGCAAAAATCCAGCAGAGCTTGCTATACCGTTTGGTGTGGTTCCTGTTGGATTCCAGTACATTGGTTCATCTTGACTAGCCCAACGAATAAGCAATGGATCATAGTCAGCAGCCGTACCGCCAAATGGTTGACATCCAAAAGCAAGAAGGTGTTTATCATTTTGGGATACAAGGATTTGCCCAGCAGTTACGGGTACAGAATCTGCACCAGACAATGAAGACAGAAGTACAGCAGGAGTTCCAAGTGATGATGTTGGGCTTACAGAAGACCCTCGTACCCAATAATAAATTGGGCCACCAATAGCTGCCCCAGCGCCAGTTGTATTGGCTCTAATATTTGCAACAAGGTCATTGTCAAAGTTATCCAAGAACCAGTCTCGTTGGGGCAAATAAACAGGCTGTGAAGATGAAAGGCTCCATCCAACACTACCCCATCCGCCTGTACCCCAACCATAACCGGCTGTTTGAGTACCAAAACCCGTATGGATCTGACAAACAATAGTTATGCCTGTGCCACCGCCAGTAGCTACTGATGTAGATGCAGTGGCAACAACAACCGTAAAGTTATTGGCGTCTATTACTTGGGTGACTACAAGTTCTTTGTTTAAATCAGAAGCAGGTACACCACCGATTGTTCCAGTAACACCAGATATGGTGATGTAATCACCAACCAAACATCCGTGAGCGGTGATACCAAATGTCACTGTAGTAGATGCGGCGACAGCAATTGTTGTTGATCCAACAGTTTGAGAGGTATTAACTTGATACGTTCCTACGCCGCCTAAACCGGTAAGAAAAGCAACAATCGTTGTGCCAGCAGAAGCGCCAGTCGTTATTACGCTACCAATAGCCAAAGCGCCAGAGGTAACCGCCGATATGGTGAGCGTCGTGCCGGAGATACTGCCGGTACCTGTAAACCCCGTTTCAACGCTGTTATCTGTTGCGGGGGTGGTTAATGTGGCTCGAATAGGGGTAATGTCATAGAACTCTGCGCCAACCTCTATATAGAGTTTTTTATCGGTACCTAGCGCCATAAAATCATCGGTAAACGATGTAAACCAATTCAACATCTGACGACATACACCAATAAACGGATCTGGTGCGTATTTAACCCATCCGCCTAGTTTTTGTGGATAGCCAGAATAAAACCGGACCTTATCGCATTCATACCAACCGCCTTCGTTGGCGTAGTTGGTCGTGTCTCTGTTTATCCCAGGTTTAAACTGTAGGCGTATAAACGACATGATTAAGCAACCAATCCAGGCAGATAGGCAATCTTTTTGTTACGCAACTTCATAACCAAGATCACCCAAAAATTTATGTATCGCATCACCCGTTAACCTCATCTTTTTGTCAACATCTTTCTGTTGAACGACAATAAGTTTCATTCCCATCTTGGTTGCTATTTCTGCCCTATGTTGATCTCTAAGCTGTTGCTCTGCGAAATTGACCCGACCTATTTTGCATAGATGGTAGTTTGGATCATAGTGATGAGGCCCATCAAATTCAACCAAAAATTTTTCGTCTACTAAAAAGTCAAACGGTTTTAACCCAACTCGATACTGAGGAATAACGGTAAGACCAAGTTTGTTTTTTAAAAATTCACCAAAAGCCGTTTCAGCCTTAGACACAAACCTACTATCTTGAGCTTGCATTCTTTTCCATGCAGAAATCCGCATACGTTGTTTTGCTTCTATTGATCTCTTAGATCCAAGATGTATTTGTCTACGTGCCTCAACAATTTCAGGCTTTTTATTTAACGTTGCTTTAATAGACTGAGAAAGCATTAGGTTTCGTTCTGGTGAATACCTATCTCTAGCAACGCCTCTATCTTTTATGAGCTTCTTCAAAGAATGTAAAGTGATTCCAAAATGTTTTGCCGTTTCGTTTTGCGATTTAGGCAAAGCATAATAAGAAAGAATTTGTTCAATTCTTTCTTCGGTAATTCCTGTAAGAGAGTTTTTGTGCTTGTTACTCAAAGGGTCTCGTTCCTTGCCTGTCAATGATTAGCTTTGATGCTCTTGGTTTTGCATCAGGCGTGTTGGGTACTGAGATGTGCGTCCAAGAATCAAACTCTAAAATAATTTGGTCAAAAGGTACATTAGCATCGATACAAGCCTGCACAACCTGTCGAGGGGCCATGCCTGGAACACGAAGATCAGCGGCGCATCCGAGCCTATGTTGACTTCTGTCATTTGACCCAACAGCATCGTTGACTTTTTTTGACCTAAAACCTGAGTTAATCATCACAGGTTTACCGCCCACAGCTTCTTTAACTAACTGTAGCATCTCTGCTAAACGTTTTAAATTTGCTGTTTCTTGTTCATTAGGCGTGTTATCCCAGCCATTCCTAGCTGCGGCTTCGGAACGGGTTAGCTCTTCAAGACTAAAGTTCTTGGTCAGTTGGGTCATTATCTTGTCATTCCTTATCCGTCACAGCCAGAATCTTGTCAAACTGCATCATTTCTTGTCTTTCATAGCCAGAATCTTCTCAAGCGTACGACCGCCAAAGTAGAAGCTCATTATCAGCATCCCCCACTGGCCCAGCAAGGTTACATAGGCTTCGTTAGCGTTATGTCCAAAGGCAGACATCATGGCAAAGACCGTGTAGACCACCAGAATGAAGATCAGCGTCATGGGGCGAATGTTCTTTGACAACCAAGAGTCAGATGCCATGTCATTCTTGGCACGTTCTGTGAGGTTGTCCTGCTCATTCATGTCGGCTTGAAGTTCAGCCAACTGACCTTTCTGGGCCATCTCCATGAGTTTGGCTTGGGCTTCTGCTTTAGCAGCCGGATCGGGGAGTACCTTGTCTAAGACCTTCTCACCAATCGATAACAGGGCGGCTATGGGTAGCATTTACTTTCCTATCTTCGTACTTGCGACGCCAGAAATAACGCCAATTGCTACCAGCATAATCTCTTTCAAAATCTCAAGAAACTTCTGGTCTATGGGAGCCATGTGGTTCAGGTCATGGTCTACAAACAAAACACTAAGAATAATGCCAATGGTTGAGATAACCAGCAACGATAAGACGCCTATGACCACCGTGGCCCAGACCATCGTTTGAATTTCTTCCGCTGTGTATTTCATACCAGACCCTTTGAGTATGTTCCACACCCTCTGCTTTTCATTCATGACCTGCCTTTAAGCATATACAGCCAAATAGCACCGACCATCAGCCCAACAAATATCGATCCTGCCACAAACAACCAGAACCCCAGAAGAAGCTGCTCCATGATCCTTGCACGACGAGCCTTCTTCTCCTGCGCTATCCTTGCTACTTCCCTTGCTGCCGTTTCTCTGTTCTGCCTAGCCTTAACCTGAAACGCCTGCCAGTCATCCCACAACCCAGGTCGGCCCTGGTAAATAAACATCTCTTTCAATTCCTGCTCTTGCTTCTTTAGCTGCTCTAGCGCAAAGAACTCTTCTAGGTCGTTGCGCTTGTGATCCGGTGTTGCGACTACTTTCTCTTGGATCTTTGCCTTGTTGTCGAAATACTCAAATACCGCCTTGCCAGCCTGGATGATCTCCCCGCTGTTATTTATTGCCTCCTTGATGACCGCAAAGGCTGCGTTGGCAGCGGCTAGTTCCAGTAGCATCGGCAGACATTTTCTTTAAGTTTTCATAATGAAAGCTAGTGCGTAGTACGGGGGTAGGTTTTGATTGGTGCCTGATGACCCTTCAGAAGACGTAGTTCCACTTACTGTGTGGGTGTGTGCACCAGCAGTGCTAGTTAGAGGAGTAGGCTGTCCTTGCAATACTAAACTGGCTCTATAAGAACCACTGCTAGTTCCACTTCCAAACACAGAACCAAGACCTTCAGCAGGTGTACCTTGCTCGTGGTTGTGACTACCAGAAGAACTTGTAGTGCTGCTATACGTATGCGTGTGGCTAACAACAATCGAATCTTTAGAACCGCCAGTCTGAGTAAGTGACCCCGTGACGTTCGTTCTGGCAACGCCGCCACTGTCCTGTGTAGCGCCAATGATGAACCGGTCTCTAAGGTCTGGCGTTCCATTTGAGCCGTTACACAGCACCCAGCCAGTCGGTATCGTAGCTATGGTGCCAGACCACATCATGATCATGCCAGCAACAAAACTAGTCGGCGGGGTTGATGAAACCCAAGTAGTTCCGTTAGAGGTTAAAAGGTTTCCATTAGCGCCAGGAGCTACAGCCTGAAGCGCTGATGTGCCGTTACCAAGCAAGACGTTGTTGGCAGTTAGTGTTGCCAAACCAGTGCCACCATTTGCTACGGGTAATGCCCCTGTAACTGCGTTTGTTTGGTTAAGAGCTACGGCACCAAAAGCCAAAGAAGTACCAGATCTACGAAGAACCTGATGGTCTGATGCAGCAGCAATACTTGCATTGTCAGCAGTTGAGCCGCCGGTAACGCCTAATACCGATAAAGCAGTACCTTGTGCAAGGTTTGCAAACGGTAGATCACCTGTTACGCCATTACTTAAGTCAATCTGTGCCCAAGCGGGATTGTTGCTAGATCCTGTATTGGAAAGATATCTGGTAGCGGAAGTGTTCTTTGGCAATGCAACATAAGTGTTGCTTGCCGATGCATAAAGAATGTCTCCTTGTGTTGCACTGTTTAAACCAGTACCACCTGAGGTTACTCCCAATGCAGTTGTTAACCCAGATATAGTTCCGCCAGTAATCCCAACAAAATCATCAGCAAAACGAGTATTTGTTCCGTCGCAGTAAACGTTGACGATCTTGCCATTAGGTATGGTAACTCCCGTACCGGCGGATGTTTTTATCCTAATACTCTGACCATTCGTAGTATTGTTTTCAACGAAATATTGTTTCTCGATAGCCGGGATAATTAAGTCTCTGGTTGCTGTTAAGTTTCCAGATGACGTTACATTCAATACCAAGTTACGAAACACCTGTGCACCGTTACTATCAATGTAAGGTAATGTGAAGTTAGCGTCAGATGTAAATGTAGCTGTAGCCCGACCGGTAATTGCCTCTTCTAGCGCCGTGCCAAGGTTAGTGTTAGTTGTCGTACCCCAGGTACCAGCCTGTTCACCAGTACCGATAAGTTCGACTTTTAGTGGGCTGTATGAGCTTGCCATGATTTACTCCGCTTCTACGTTGCCTGCGACTTGCATTTCAATCCAAGAACCCGTGTCTTCATCCCACGAATACATACCGCCTTCAGGCATTGGCACCGGCGCTTCCCACTGGGCCGTGTCATTGTTTAGCACCCAAGAGGGGAAGGGTTTCGGCGGGACAAACGCATCAATGTCGGCGTTGTAGGTGTACCCGATACCAGCGTAGTTCTTGCGGATGGTGCCGTTGTATGAGGTTTGCTTCCATATACCACCAAAGAGTTTTTCGCAGAACGCAGCACCGATGTATTCCTTCTCCACACCATTAGCGTCTGCCGTGTCTTTGTTAGCCACCACGATGACCTGAGTCACCACGTTGTTTTCAATCTTAGCGAAATGAGCCATGAGATTTCCTTTACCAAGTCCATGAAACGTATGAATAACGAATGCCCGATTTCACAGGCTTTACCTCATGCGGATACATGAAGTTACTGGGAAAAACTACCACCGCCCCAGCAGGCAGATGAATACGGTGGTCACCAAACATCATTAACTCACCGCCTTCGTAATCGTCGTTTAAAGCACCCAATATCGTCAAGGTCGGGATGCCTTTTCGCTGACCATCAAACATCGAGTGAATGTGGTCACAATGCAGTTTCATCTGCGTAGTCGGGTCGTACCGGTTAAACCGAATGTTGGTGTACCCATTCCAACCACCGAACCAAGACTCAAAACTAGCGAAGTCCTTTAAAACATAGCGCTCGACGGCAAACCAGACCTGCTTATTGATATCGGCCTTCTCTGCAATATCATCGTGGCTAATTGCTAGTTCGTGGTCGTAACTGACATAAGAGTCCGTACCCGCCTGATAGAAGGTGTGCTGCTTCCAGTTGATCTTGTCGAGGTTCTCTGAAGCCGACTTGCATAGATCCGCAGGCAGGTGGTTCTCATACACCTTGACATAGTCCATGAGGTTCTGCGGCGTCACAGG